AAACCCACTTTTGGTTAAGCAAAATCCAACCACTGGGGTTAACCAAATTCCAACCCCTTCATCTTCATCTTCATCTTCAACTACGGATAAGCCTTATATAAAAAGGCGGAAGGTCGCTGACGCTCCTTTGGTTTTTCCAAATTCCCTGAACGATGAGTCTTTCATCCAAGTCTGGAATGCCTACCTTGCGTACAGGAAGGCAGGCAAGATGAAGTCGCTTCAGCAGAAGAGCCAGCAACTGCTACTGACCCAGATGTCGGTCTGGGGAAAAGACAAGGCAATCGCCGCATTGAACACGACCATGTCCAACGGCTGGACAGGGGTCTTTGAACCTAAAGCCGCCGGAGCAATACAAACACAAACACCCAACAAATTCTCAGGAATATTTTAGTCATGGAAACCATCCAAAAAAACTGCATAGATTGTGACAGCATCTTTGATGCCGAGAACCTTCTTTTCAATGGTCGCCCATTGTTCTCAAACTCGGTTTGCCCGACCTGCCTCGACAAACGGATCGAAGAGTCGGATCGCAACCGCCAGCGGGAACTCCTAGAAGGTCGTAGGAATGCGTTTTGGGCTGAAGTGCCAAGATTGTACGCTGATACGGATAAAATGCGTTTAAACGGCATCCTCGTGCGAGCAATTGATACTTGGAAGCATGGGTCTACTGGACTTGGCATGATTGGAGAGTCGGGAGCAGGCAAAACAAGGGCGGCAGTTGAGATCCTGTTCAGGGAACACGAAGCCGGACACAGCATCTGTTACCTAAAAAGCACCAAACTAACCCAGCACGCTCAAGACAGGTTCAATAATGATGACCTGATCAAGCACACTGCCGAGGTGAGATTGAGAAAAGCGTACTCCTGCAAGCTACTGCTACTCGACGATCTCGGAAAGGGTCGCCTTCCGGCATCCGCAGAGGAACTACTCTATGACCTGATCGACGAGAGGTCTGAAAAGGGATTGCCAATCATTTGGACGAGCAATGCAACGGCTGACGAACTACATTCCATGCTCTCGAAAGACAGGGGACAGGCAATCATCAGAAGACTTATTGACTTCTCAACCATTGTAAGAATATGATCAACTGGCTAGCACTCGCAGTCTGTTTCATCAAAGGACACGCCTGCATCACCACATATACCACATCAACAAAAAAAACCCGCCGTATCGAATGTCTTCGGTGCGGTCAAACATGGAGATTATGAATACACATCTGTTACAAATGCAGGAATTAACTAAAGAATCCTACGATGAAGACTGGAATCTAAATTCAAAACAAGAAATTGCCGACGAGGTGGCAAGGCTTCAAAATAAATGGATGGCTTTACAAAATTCAATCACAAAAGATTTACTTGAATGGATGCGTTTACAATCGTCAATCAACTTGTGTGTTTATGGTGAGTTGCAGGAACTCCGAAATGAGATCGCCGAACTCAAAGCTGAAATCCAATGAGACCTCGCATCATCCTCACAACTGAAAACAATCAGCCTGCAAGACCAAGGTGCTTGCTTTGCAATCAGCAGACAGACATCTACAGCGATAGTCTGCTCTGCGAGGCTTGTGACTCAACACAAAAAATTCAAGCACTCAAACAAAAAAACAATGAACATATACCCTGAACCAGATCCAGATGACATATGAATAAACTGACATTAATTTACGCAATCATACTGGAATTGTTAGCGTTTATTACTTTGATTTATACTAACAAAGTTATCCAGCACTTTAGAAATAAATGACCCTCGACATCAATACACCTCGCGGACAGGAATCAGTCGAAGAAGAAGCCGAGATGCTAAACATCATCAAGGCAAAGAACCCATCCTGTCAGTTCTTCCATACACCAATCACAAAGGCATCACTCATCGATGGATTCATCACCCAAAACCAACAACTCATAGCAATCTACGAGTCCAAGTGCCGCAGGCATTCACTAGAAACATTCAAGAACCAGTTCAACAACGAATGGATGATCTCATCCCACAAACTCCTAGCAGGCGCACAACTATCAAAGATGCTGGAAGTGCCATTCGTAGGCTACCTGTACATCGTAAACCAAGTCGTCTTGTCAGCCAAGATAACCAACGATAAGGGAAGATTCACAATCCCAATCCGATTTGCAGAAAAGGTAACATCCGCCTCATGTAATGGAGGAATCATGAAAGACACCTGTGGGTTCATCAACCTCAAGGACATGAAAGTCATATCAGGCGAATGCCAATAAAAAGGATGCGCTGGCTCAAAAATAACCACCTTTCATCACTAATCGTCAAGCATATAATCTCTTTACAGAGTAAAATAATTAGTTAAGGTCATTAATCATTAATGCTGTTACATAAGAGATGGTCAACCTCCCACTTCCATGCCGATTTTAAAAAACCCTGAACACGAACGATTTTGCCGCCTGATCTCGCAGGGTCTCAACCAGACCGAGGCATTTTTAAAGATCCGCCCCGATGTCCAACGGAAGTCTGCTCCTGTCACTGCCTGCCACTGGGCGGCTAGGCCGGAGGTGAAGGCTCGACTTGCCGAGATCAAGGAGGTGGTGGACTCCCAGTTCGCGATGCTGATCGGAGAGAAGCGGGATATGCTCCGCCGGATGGCACTGGGCGAAGTCCCCACCAAGATCCAAAGGAAGTCTAATGGTCAGGTTGAGGCGACATTCGATAGGTTGGCGGCATTGCAGGCCGATGCGAAGCTAGGGGGCGAATACGCACCAGAGCAACACATCCTGACTACAGGCCCAACCTTGCGTCTAGAGTTCCACGGCGTAGGTAGGAACACGAACATGACTCCGGCACTAGAGGAGGAGTGGAAGAGACTCAATGAACCGCCGGAGGTACGCACCTATCAGGAGCCTGTTACCATAGAGGCCGAGATACAGAAGTACGAATTCATGGAGGTCGGAAGTGACAATCCTCCATCCTTGAAGACGCTAACAGAGATAATCGACGAAGTGTCAGAGACCTAATTCCATTATTTATGAGTGGTATTATCTGTAGTTATGGATAATCTCTCTGTATGTTCGACCCATACGAGATGTTTTTAGTAGTCCATTTCGCCACAGGACTACTGCTTATTGGCTTCTTAGTATTCTGCTGGATCATCTTCAAAAAGACCCGCAAAGTAATAAAGAGAGGAATCAAAGCCAAAAGGCGCATGAAAGAGGCAGGGTTTTAATCATTTGACAACTTAGTTCACAATGGCTATAGGTCATGCACTATGGCAAATTTCAAAGCAGGCTACCTCTACGCCACCAAGACTACTCCCGCCCTTAAATACGGAACCAACAAGGGGACTGTGGCTACCAACACTCAGTCGGCTAACGAACCGCAAGTCATCTGGGCCTGCAAGAGTGTCAGCAAGACATTCATTGTGTTCCTAGACCATGAGAACACTGTCAGGAGGCTCCGCAAGCGTGCAGACTCACTTGGAAACTTCGTGTATCCATTCGGTCGCTTCGCTGGATGCCCAGTGCTTCGCGCTGAGTACACGCTAGGCAAGGACACCAACAGCGGACAGCAGTAGGCTATCGCTTCTTTGTAGCCTTCGCCGGAGTCTTCACGACCGACCTCCCATAGATTGTCTTCTCCCTGATGCTGTCCGGCAGGCTCTGGACATAGATCCTCATCCTCAAAGCGTAGTCAGGGTTCATCAGGGTGATCAGGTGGGAAAACTCTTCTCCGGCGGCGGCTAACTTGGTCGCCTCCTGATAGGCGTGGGACTGGAGTTGGTCGTACTGGTTATACATCACCCTTGACTATTTATCAGATTCCATCACAACAGCAAATACATATGAACGACACAGGATACCGACTCACACCTCCACACTCACAGAAAGTCTACTACGGACACGCTCTACGAATTCGCAAGGAGGCAGATCGATCAGAGGAGATGGGACTCATGTACGCCGCTCAATACATTCTCCTCAACACGACCAAGAATTCGGTCGCCGTCAACGAGATCGACCTGAAAATGTCAGAGGACATTGTCCGGCAGTATGTCATGCACCTGCTCAATCACGACCAGTTTGAGGCGGCGGCTACCATCCTGTGGGGGCCGGATGTCTACGACTGGAGACCTCGGTCTTCGCGGGACACATGGAGGTGCTTGTTTGCCAGTGATAAGGTCATGGTTCAGGGAGCCGGAGCGATGGGTAAGTCATTCGGGGCGGCGGCATGGTTCTACATGGACTGGTGGAGAGACCCTGAGTACACCTGTATCAAGGTCATATCGCTGACGAAAGAACACGCAGAGAGGAACATCTTCGCGAACATCAAGACCTTTCATCGGACGGCGTTGGTAAAGCCGATCACCGATCAAGAGGAGAAGGCGACCAGCATTCAGGTGACGAACGACTCCAAACAAGGCATTCACCTCGTCGCGATCCCCAAGGGCGAGAGTGGACATGGAACCCTTCGCGGATTCCACCCCATCCCCAGAGCAGGCAAGGAGCATCACAAGTGGGGTCGCTTGAGTCGCACCCATGTCGTACT